CTACCCACTTGGCTACCGATGCTGATTTGGTCCGTCGTGGCGTTTGCTGTAGGTGCGATCTTCAGCGCCGGCATGGGATGGGGAAAAAACGACAGTGCGCTACAGACCATGAGCACGCAGTTGGTCGAGATTAAGACGGCCCTGCAGGTACTCAACGAAAAATACACCGTGTCGGATAAATCGATCGGCCAAAAGATCCAGGAGTTTGAAGATCACTTCACTCGCATGGAAGAACACCTGGGCTATCAGGACAAACAAATTCTCGTCTTGCAAGGCGAAAGGTCCTACCGGAAGTAACCGGCGACACCTGCCGAGTGGCGTCCTAGGCATAAGCCAAAGTGGCGTGACGCGGCGAGAGTACCGCACCAAAACACCTAATGAGTTTTACGATTTCTGACTTTCCAAACCAGGTTCGACCTGTTGAATTGCGGGGAACGGGCCAGTTTCCAGTAGCTATCGAGGCCGCGCCAGCCGACAGTCCTCTCCAGGGACACTTTATTTCTGGGCTGACCGCACACGATTTTTCTGATTATCCGGCCCATCGCTTCGGCTTGAGTCCACAGAAGGTCGCAGAGCAATTACGTGCGATAGCGAACGCTATGGAGCAAGGGAACGCTCTGCCAATGCGTGTCCAGTTGACCAGCGAATGTCTCCGCGCCGAGTACTCGCGCGTCGGTTTGATTCTTGAGTACCACGCAAGGTCCGAGAGCTAGTTCTTGAAGAGTTTTTTCTCGCTCCTGCGGGCCAAGTGGAAATATCAGCGCACGCGGATCAACGTGAATGCAAAGTGTCCGGCGTGTGGTCACTTCCTCGGAAGAATCGAGGCTTCGCCCGAGCGAACGCAAGTGGTACACACTTGCCTGATCTGTCGCGCGCAATGGGGTCAATCGTTTGTATTGGACTCACGCGCCTGGTTTCGCCCCCAAGGATAAACGTCCATGCATCCGCCCGTCATCTGTTGGTAAGTAAGAAGCCCGCCTAGCTGGCCAGCTCAGGCGGGCTGAATGAAAGGAACGAATCGCGTAGGTCCGAGCTTCGATGGCAGGAGCCATCTTGGTAGGGAAACTTGACTCGTAGCCTTCATTTTCACACGCTCCTCATGTCAGGTCAATTGATTCGGCCACCTCAGCCGACGCTCGTACCGGTACCCGTTCGTTCGCAGAACATCCGCAATCTCAATGCGGACGAATGGTTTGGACCATTAGAGCCGCTCCAACCTATTGCGCCGATTGGTACTCAGCCACGCGGGTTTGAGTACGTTCCCGGCCAGAACTTAATCTGGCAGCCGCGCGCCGATGAGCCGATCAGCTTCCAGGACATGATCTACATGGCCGACAACTGCGACCTGGTTCGCGTTGTCATTGAGGCATTGAAGGATCAGATCTGCATGCGGGAATGGCAGATCCGCGTGGTTGCCCAGCCTGGCGAGACCCAGAAGGAACGCGCCGCCCGCACAGCGAGCGATCCGCGCATCACACAATGGACGTCGTTCTTCAAATGGCCGAATTCAGATCAGTGCTGGAGTGACTTCCTGCGCATGCTGCTCGAGGACCTATTTGTTCTCGATGCTCCGGCCGTCCTGCTACAGAAAACCCGGGCCGGAAAACTTGGCGCTCTACGCGTCATCGACGGACAGACGATTACCCGGCTGATCGACGATAACGGCTTCACGCCTTTACCGCCGGACGCGGCTTATCAGCAAATCCTATACGGGATGCCGGCTGTCGATCTGACGACGGATGACCTGCTGTACCGGCCTCGCAATCAACGCGCTCGGAAAATTTACGGATTTTCCCAGGTTGAGCAGATCCTGCTTACTCTGAATATCGCCCTTCGCCGCCAACGCTTCCAGTTAGCCTACTACACGGAAGGCAACGTTCCCGAGGCGCTCTACACGATGCCGAAGGACATAACGGAAGACAGGATTCGGGAATTCCAACAGTGGTTTGATTTGCAGAATGCCGGCCACCTTGGACACCGCCGCCGCATTTGGTTTATTCCAGGCGACGACAAGGGCGTGGGACGGCTGCACTTCACCAAGGAAGCGCTGCTTAAGGACGAGGCCGACGAGTGGTTTGCGCGCATTATCTGTTTCGCGTTTCGCATCAGTCCGAAAGAACTGATCAAGATCATGAACCGCGCGACGGCCGCCGAGTCTCAGGATTCGTCCGAAGAGATGGGCGTCCATGTGATGTGCGAGTGGATCGCCGAAACGGTCAACTGGATTATCCAGCGCAAAGCCGGCGACGTCGACATTGAATTCACCTTTGGACAAAAGCGAGAAGCCGACGTTCTCAAACAGGCACAGGCCGACAAGATCTATGTCGATTCCGGCATTCGCACCCGGAATGAAGTCCGGGAGGATACAGGCGACGATCCTTCTCCGGATCCGAACGCGGATATCCTCGGCGTCACGACACAACAAGGTTTCCTCCCCCTCGACCTAGCACAACAGCAGGTCGAAGCCGAGATCGACGCCACGGGCGCAGCGTCCTCGCCGGGAGAAAAGCGCCCAGCTGTATCTGGGAAAAAGGCTCCTTCGCCTGACCAGAACAGCAATAGCAATAAGATCTTCAAAGTAGACGGGCAACCGCTACCCGGCTTGTCGAGCGCAACTTCAGTAGCGAACCTCCGGTCGGAACTGTTGGTTTTCTTCGATAAAGCTGCAGATGCCGCCGTGGGCGCACTCGATGTGCTGCATAAGACGGAAGGCCATGAAGACGTAGACGATCTGCTCGATGCCATCGACGCGGCGATTGATTGGGATGCGCTCGTAGAACCGGCCACGAAAGAGATTCAGGCCGGCAGTAGTCTTGGAGCTTCCACCGGAATCGGCCAGGCACAGATTCACAACATCAGTGTGGTATCGCGGGCGAGCGAAGCAGCCGCAAATTACGCAAAGAAACGCGCCGCGGAAATGGTCGGTAAGCGCTGGAAGAACGGCCAGCTCGTTGACAATCCCGACGCTAAGTGGCGGATCGACAAGACTACGCGAAATATCCTGCGCGGGCTGATTGAGAAAGCATTCTCGGAAGGCCTCTCGCGGCATGAGCTTGCGATGCGGATCAAAGCTTCGTCGGCCTTCGACGATTCGCGGGCCAAGATGATCGCGCGCACGGAGATCGTACGGGCTCAGTCCATGGGTCAAGTAGCGGTTTGGAAAGCGGTCGAAACGGATCCGCACGTACGCTGGCTTGCCGGTGGCCCGAATCCGTGTCCGCTATGCATCGCCAATCAGGCAGCAGGCCCAATCCAGTTGGGGAAAGAATTTCCAAGCGGGGATAAGGTTCCAGGCGCCCATCCGAACTGCAACTGCAGTCTTGTGCTGTCCAGAGTATGAAGGAAACACGGGAAGACGATTTAGCGTTTGTTGTCTGGATCGCCTTCATTCTACTTGTCCTACTGCTGTGTTGCCAAAAATGATTGTTCCAAATTGGTTTGCAAAGTTTCTCCTGAAGCATTTTGGGCACTGGTTTCAAGTGATCGAAGTGAAGTGCCGGCATTGCGGCCGCTTCGTACCCACCGACTTTGCGGATTCGCACTTGCGCTATTTCCATCCCGACGAAAAAGAATTATGAACTCTACACTTCGCATCTGGCTGCATGGCCTGGTGGCCGCAGCCATCGGCGGAGCCGCTGCTGCTCTCACAACAGATTTCAACTGGAAAGCCGTGGCCGTCAGTGCCGCCGTGACAGCGGCTGGCTACCTGCGCCAGTCTCCCGTCCCCGCTCCGAACGATACCCCGAAGCAATGACGGATGGACGAAGAGGACGAGTGGGACTGCGACCTCTCACTGCCTGAAATCGGCTGGCTGGTCGAAAGGAAAGGTCGCTCTTATGCAACTTCAGAAATTTGTTCCACTCGTCAAGATCGACGAATCTACGCATACCGTATGGGGTTTGGTCACAGCCGAGGTGCCGGACAAGACGGGCGAGATCTGCGATTACGAGGCCACCAAGAAATCCTATCAATCCTGGTCTAGAGAAGCGCTGGAAAAAACAACCGCCGCCGGCCAGGATCCATCGCTCGGCAACATCCGGCTGATGCATCAGCTCGAGATCGCTGGCAAAGCCACGAAGATCGAGTACCGCGACGACATGAAACAGATCTGGCTCGCCACCACCCCGGCGAACGACCAAGTCTGGAAGATGATCAAGGGTGGATTCATCACCGGTTACTCGCAAGGCGGCGATTACCTGTGGAAAAAACAGCAGGGTAGGCACACCCGCTACGCCGCCACCATCAACGAAGTGAGTTACGTCGACAACCCCTGTCTCGGGGACGCGACCTTTGCTTACGTCAAAGCCGACGGTTCAACCGAACTCAGAAAGTTTGTTACGCGGACAGAGCATCCGATCGCAACCATGTTGCGCACTGGATTGGACCTGTTCAAAGCAACACCCAAAGCAATTCATAAGGCCGGGACACCGGCATTCAAAGGAGTCATTATGCCGGATTTAGAAAAGACCGGAGCTATCGAACACCTCCAAAAAGCAAAAGAGGCGTTCGTTGCCAATCACGCGACTGCCCTCGAGCAGTTGGAAAAGTGCATCACCCTCGTGGGCGAAGCGGAACAGATGAATAAGTCCGCCGCTAAAGCTGCCGAGGATACGGAAGCCGCCAAGGCCAAGATGGCCGACGACAAGTGTGATGCGGATAAAGCCAAGAAGGCTGACGCAGACGGCGACGGCAACGAGGACGACGACAAGAAAAAGAAGAAGTCCGAGAAGACCGCAGACGGCGCGCTTGCCAAAGCACAGCAGGATCAGTTTGCCGGAGTGCTCAAGGGCATGCAGGATCAGTTTGCTGCTTTCATGACGAAGCTGGGCGAGTCACTCGAAGCACCCAAAGCCGTCTCTGGCGCGGGTCGTCTTGTGACAAAAGCACAGGATAACGGCGCGAAGGCTGACGACAAGCAGACATCTGGCGCGCCGGTGTTCAAAGCGCAGCAAGCCGCAAGCGGATTGAACGCTTCCGAAGATTTCGAGAAGGCCATGAAGGCTGCCTTCGCCAGTGGCACTCCGATTGGGGCGAGCCTGTAAGGCTTCGCTCCTGTAGTTCTTTCTTCATTTTTCTTCCCAAAGGATTTTTATGAGTTTAGAGTTGCTGGACCAGGCGCAGTATGCCAACCTGGCCGCGCAAGCCACAAAAGCCTTGCGCAAAGATGCGACCACCCAAGGTATCACCACCGGCCTTGGGATGGTGTTTTACGATTTACGGCCTCCGGCCTACCTGCTCTACCCCCTCAACACTCCCCTTCGGAACTCGATCCCGAGATCCGGCAAGGTCAATGCGGGAGTAGGTACGGCGGCTCACTGGAAAGCGTACGTCAACCCCAACGCGACGTCGAATTATTCAGGCGTTGCGGAAGGCCAGCGGAACGCGTTCTTGAGCTTCCAGGAGAAAGATTACACGGCTGCTTATAAAGAGATCGGCCAAGAATCTTTCACCACGTTCACTGGACAGTTCGCCGGCGAAGGGTTCACTGACCCGATGGCGGACAGCCAAACCATGGTGCTGCACAGCATCATGTTGTCGGAAGAGGGCATGCTGCTCGGCGGAAACGCAAGCAATGCGCTCGGCACCCCGGCAACCCCCACAGTCGCACTAAAGACTGGAACGGGACTCACGACCGCAACGAACATCTCGGTTGCCGTTGTGGCACTCACGCACTTCGGCTATCAGATCCAGGGCGGATCGGCGGCTGTGACAAACGGCCTGGCGCCCACGACCACACGGAATAACGCCGATGGCACCACCACTACGGTGAACGGCGGGCAAAGCCATATCTCCGCCATGTCTGCAGTAGTCACGACTACGGGCGGCACGTTGCAGGTTCAGGCCGCAGTCACTCCGATCGCCGGAGCGGTGGCTTACGCCTGGTATGTCAACTCGACCGACGCCTCGAGCCCCTCTCTCTCGAATGCCAAACTAGCGGCGGTAACGACCGCGCCCAGTTACCTCATTACGGTCCTGCCCTCCAGTGGCAACCAGACGGGTGCGGCCACCGGTTTGAACACCGATTGCTCGCAGAACTCGCTCAGCTTCGATGGTCTTCTGACAATCGCGGCCATGAACGGGATCTGGAATAACCTGAACGGCGCTAGCCTAACCCCGAACTCCGATGGCACGATCGCCGAGTTCGAAACGGTTCTCTCGACCCTGTGGAACAGCTATCAGGCGACCGTCGATGCCATCTATGTGTCGAGCGATCAGCTCACGCTCGTAACGCGCGCCATTATGGCCGGTTCGGGCGGCAACCCGTCTGCCTTCCGCTTCAACCTGGCGGCTGGTGGAGACCAGGGCAAAATAGTGGGCGGCTCTTTGGCGGTTAGCTACCTGAGCAAGTTCACGATGTCCGGTGTCAAGGATATCCCGATCAAGCTGCATCCGGCTCTGACCCCCGGGACGATCTACTTCGACATCTCGACCAACCCCTATCCGCACTCCAGACTGGCGAACGTTCGCGAGATTCTGACCCAGCGTGATTACTACACGCTGCTCTATCCTCTGCGGACCCGCAGATGGGAATATGGCACCTATGTGCACGAAGTACTTGCACACCGGTTGCCCCAATTGACGGCCGTCATCAGCGGCGCCGCCACGAGCTAATTCCTCGTCTTCAGTTCGGGCAGGCCCTTTCTTGTTGTTCTTTCTATTGGTCTGCCCATCCGGGCTCTGTTTCATCGGGTGTTCCAGAGCCCGGACTTTTCAAAACTTAACAGCTCACTGAGAGTTAAGTTTGGGATTTATATACTTTACTCCTCTGAAAGAAAGCCATGAACATAAAAGTTCCAAAGCCAGGAATGAGCCTGAAGGGAAAGGCTGATTTCGTTACTGAAATTGCCTTCAATAGCCTGCTGGCAGAATCCGTGAAGCTTGGGCTGTCACTGAATCCAGTCATGGGCCTGATGTACCTCCCAGATCAAGCGCTAACACGCCAATTTCAAGAGGCGTGCCGCAACATCTTAACCTCGCTAGGCGCGGGGGACTTAAATATATAAATCCCTTAAGTTTTGCGTCTGTTTCACCCGATTCCGTCAAGCATACTGATCAGTTACACCAACTCTCTAGATTTCGAGAATTTCGCACTTTCATTTAATGGCTGTCAACGCGATCGACCTCTGCATCGTCGCAGACATTCATTCCTATCTCTCGATTGGCGGAACTAGCGACGATGTCGAAATCCAACGCTTGATTACCGCGGCCAGCCAGTATTGGCTCACTCGTACCTGTCGCGCTTCGCTCAACTCTGTGCAGCAGATTGTCGAGCGCTACGACGGCAACGGCCGCGACGAACTCATGCTTCGCCAGTGGCCCATTCGCCAGATCAACTTGCTGACTGTCGGCGGCATGCCGATTCCGGCCAGCCCGGACTACCTTCAGCCCGGCTACGTGATCAGTCCGCAGAAGACTTCCATCATCATCATTGGCGCCATGAATTTTCAGTATGGTCGGCTCAACATCGCCGTGGACTACGACGCCGGCTACGATACCACCCCGGACGACGTGCAGGAAGCGGTCATCAAGCAGGTAGCAGTGAAGTACACCCGGCGCAA